GCCAGCGAGCCAGAACCGCAAAACAGTTTTCTGTGGATATCGGATAATCTCAGTCACAATCGCTGCATCAGCAAAAGGCCAAAACTGAGCATCCCCGCTCACAATTATTTTCAGAACATCATCGGCTGTGTGTGTGCCATGAGCATGATCCAGAGCCGCCTCGATGTAAGGCTTGCACCTGTGCCAGTCATCCGATGACAATGTAGTCAAATGTCCGATCCGATTGCGTGTTATTAGCATGAGTGATCGTGAAAGTTTGCTTGCCACGACTGGAAACATACATTCCCCCAGCCGCCTGCTCAGCGGCAGCGTTTGCTGTTGTGGGCATAAACAAAATCACACTGTCAGAGCCTGCTCGATTTTCAGTGACCGCTGTTGATGCGGTGCTGGCTGTTAGCGTGACTGTGCCTGTTGCATTGATCTTGCCATCGAGGATGTTGTTCACGATGAGAGCAATCTCGCGCCCATCCTCTGCAACCGCTGGCAATCTTCTATAATTAGCGTCTGCCAAGTGGACGACCCTCCACATCAACAGCAAAAGCCTTTTGCCAGTTGTCTGTCAGTTGCATCTTAAAGCGATGAAATCGAGCCTGAACCCGATGCTGACAAAACCCCTCATCGGTCAAAGCTGACGCTGTGCTATAGACAACAGGATCATCTTGCCTGTCGCGTGAACCGATCGACATGGTCACAGAGCCTGTGCCGCTGATTTCAAAGGCGGGGACAGTTCTTGTGACAACCGTATGCCGATCCTTTGCGAGAGAAAACTCAGCGGTCTCGATAGTGGCGTCCATGGCGTCGCCATTAAAAGCATATATTTTGGAATTATACGCACCGCCGAAAAGAAAACTGCCGCCGCGATAGATTGAATCGAGCGCACCTGTAATGCTATCCATGTCAGAATTGATGTTGTCGAGACCTTCCATAGTCACGCCAGACGTGAAAAATGGCGCGATCAACTCTGCTTGAACAAGGGCAATCGACCATTTCCCAAGAACATAATGATAAATGATCATCTTGTCTGGCTCGCCGTCAGTCGAGTCATTTGACACATAAGACCAGCAAACAATCTGATTGATCGGGTCAACAGCGGCTGACATTTTATCGGTCTTGGATGTGTCAACGTCATTCATCCACCAACGATTAACTTTTTCCGCGCCGATCGGATTTGCGCCTCTCCCATCGAATGAGAAAAACCCATCGTCAGATATAAAGAACGTCGTTTTGCCAATATTCGCGACAGAGTTCTTGTATTTACATCCGCGAGATGTTTCGACCATGTCGATCTGATAGATCAGCGGAGAGCCAACATATTGAGCAACAGCAATCCCGCGCTCCATCAATATTGTCGCAAATTCACCGCCCACAAGACCTGTGATAGCCCCAGCATCGCCGCCGAAAATATCCTGAAAGTCAGATTGATCTGTGCCAACTGTCCAGCCAGTTTCATCGTTTATCGCAGACCATCTGGTGCGAAATGGGATTTTGCCGCTGCCCTCATCAATCGAGGCCACCCAAACCTGATCCCTTACAACTGCAATGAAATCAGCTTTCGGGGCTGACACGCTGAGATCACTAAATGCTGTGTCAACGCCAAGCTGATATTTTTGCAATTCTTCGCCGCTGCCGCCAGCGACCAGAACTTTGTCGCCAAACTGAACAAAACGCCAACGATCAGCACCGCCCAAAGCATACCCGCCAGATTTCGAGCTATCGACCAGATTGTTGTTCGCTGAGTTGTATTTATAGAGTTTTGTGTCATCACCAGCGAAAAGCGTCACGATGCCTGTGTTGTCTTTGCCAGCAAATATGCCTCTAATTGCACCAGTTGCAGCATTGCTAACAGGCTCAAAGCCATGCAAAGAGCGATATCCGCGAGCCATCGGGATCACGTTTTCGGCTATTGTGACGCCCTTATTGTTTAGCTGTGGCTGGTCTGGTAGCCAATCCATAAACTCGATCATTGTATGAACCACACTCCAGAGGTGTCCGGCACCACTGTCCAATCTTCACCTAAAATCGCACCTGAAGCAGTCGCAGTCGCCGCTGTGTCTATCCCAGCCGACCCCTCAAAATTAAAGGTTGCATTTGGCCTGTCTGCGGTCGCTGTGGCAGTTGTAGTGACAGTTGAGTGAACATTGACCACATAGTTGAAATCTGGATATGGCAGAGTGATAATCGCAGAGGTTGCGGCTGAACCAGTGAACGCCTGAATGTGCGTGATGGTTGCCGTTGCGCTTGTGTTCACAGCCGCCGCATCACTCAAAAGCCTTAAAGCAATGGCAGAGGCAGAGACAGCCCCAGCCGTTGTCGCAGACGCTGTGACGCCTTTCATATGGATCGCGCCAGCAGAGACTGTCACCGCTGTTGCCGCAGAGCCTGAAAAGGCTTTTGCCTTTGTTGGCTCATCAGCTTGGGCAGTTGCAGATGTTGCCGCCGATCCTGTGGCCTGATGAACCACAAGGGCATCTAGAGCGTCCATCGACCCATATGAGTTGATGGCGTCTAGGTTGCCCCATGCGCTCAGTTCATCCAGAGTTGCCATATATTTAGGCCGCAGTCAGAGTCAGTGATGATGCGGCAACTTTCAAAATGTCGCCAACAGCAATCGTTTTGGCTGTGTCAAAGCTCCCATGAAAAAGCTGGTTGCCGCCTGTTGATGCGTCATAGATCGCCCAATGCGAAACGCTGCCCCAGCTTGAGGTCGTTGCCGCTGGAAACTCGACAGCCGCATTGTTTGAAATAGACCCGCTTGCCGCAGATGCAAATGTGATGGCCTGACGTGCATAGCCATTGCCGCTTACTTCAGCGCCAGTGCCAGCATCAGTCGGGTCAGCAGTGTGCAGCCCAATATAAACAGCGGCAGGAGCAGAGGTGCTGCTTGTGCCTAAGAAGTGGTCAAGGAAGGCATCTTCCAAATAATCGCTCATTGCGCTCATGTCTATTCTCCGTAATCAGATTTCATTTGAAGAGCAGAACCAGCAAACTGACTCTCAGCTTCTTCACGTTTAATCTCTGTAATTGCGCGTGTAAACAACTGCTCATACAAAGCAGTCTTCTGGTCATCCATCAAATATACACCAGCAGCGCCCAAAGAGCCATATAGATATGCGTCAGGATGACGAGTTAAGATTGTATTGCTAGTGTTACTGTCAGACAACTCATCTACACCCTCACCGTAAATAAGCTCTGCCGTGTAGGCGCTATCAGGTGTAGGTGCAAACTTAATCTCGCTACCAAAGATTGTGTAGGCGCGAGGCTTGCCTGTTGCATTAGATGTGTAGTGGCTGTCAAGCGCCATAGGCGTGTAATACTCAAGCACTTCAGCAGGTGTTGTATTTAGCTTTACAGAGCGAATAGAACGCAAATCAGTTGGCAGAGAGACAAACGCATCGCCAGCAGACAGTGTAGCGTTAGCACGTTTTGTCTGAGAGCGTGTACCAAGCTCACGGCTCATACGCGCCTCTGCAAGAGAGATAAACTCAGGGATACGGTCGGTCAAATCATCACGAGCTAAGAAGTTCGCAATCGCCGTTTTAAGTTCTGCGTAAGTTCCGATTGCCATTATACTCTACCGCCACTTGTTCTAAAGAACCTGTTATCATAGTCATTGAGCCATTTCTTCCAGCCTTTAGGGTTATCTTTGGGCTGTCCTAGCTCTTGAATTAGCTGATGATACAATGCTGTGGGTATTTCCGCAACCTTCTGTTGATGTCGCTGCGTATTACCTTGCAAGCTACCAGAGCGGTATTCATTGCGTTCATCTCGGTTATTAGCAAGAAGAGCGTCAACATTCTGACTGCTCTCAAAAATCATTTTACCGTCTTCGTCAAAATGCGCCCACGTCTCTTTCCCTGTGACCGCATCTTTTTGTAAAAGTCTCTTCTTCATCTTTCTCCCCTAAAGTGAACGGGGGTAGCCGAAGCTACCCCCTCAACACTTACGACAGGTCGTAAACAGCCGCGTGGGCTTTCGGTGCTGAAACTTTGAGTGTCCATTCAGTGATGATTTGGAACTTCTCAGAGTCACCCGTCTTCGCCATTTCTTGAACGGTGAAGTTACGGTTAGGCAGTGTGCAGACAGAAGCATAATCGCTGTCCAAAAGATACACACGGTCATCCGAAGCAAAACGGTCGATTACAACGTCAAGCTGGCCGAAGTCGCTCAGATAAAGCGAAACTGACCCAACGATAGCTGCTTCACGAGGAGCAGTATAGTTGATTTGGTTGGTTGCAACTGAACCGCTGTTCAAGTCGCTGAAAGCGGCTTTCTTAGCAGGAGAAACAACCAGCATGTTAGGCTGACCACCATCGGTGTAAGCAGCTTGCATTGCAGTGTCGATTTGAGCCAGAGTCAAAGCGCGGTTCGTGCCTGACATATCAGGAACATCCGTGCCGTCACCAGTAGCAGCAGAAGTGCCAGAAGCATCATCTACGTTGGTAATCCAGCTTGACAAAGTACCAGCTTTACGCGGGTCAGAAGCAGAACGTGCAGTATCAGAGTGCAGATACTTTTCGATGTCACGACGCAGCTCAAGACCTTTCAGAACTTTCTGATAGGCGGTTTCTTTGTCGCGGCCTGCTTTGTCAACAGCGTCCAGCGTACCAGAAACTTGTGCATCTTTT